GCCACCACGCCCAGAATACAGGTCAATCACCTTATCCCTGGCTTGAGACTTACCCGTATGATGAACGAGCACTACAGCGCACTCACAGGCTTTGGCAACAGCATCACACGCAGTTATACAAGCCTCGAAGCGCTCGTTTTCTTCACCCCCCGCAAAACGGGACAACGTTTCGAAAATAACCAAATCAGCGCCTAATTTCTGGACAATCTCGCGCACCTTTTTAACTGCATCAGCTGGTACAAAGTTACCCTCTTTCGACGTAACCAACTTACTACCAACGCCACGCAAATCTAAAAAGCTAATATTGCCAACCAAAGAATCAAGGTTGAAATTGACATCAGGAGCGCGCACAGCGTTATAAATCTTGGCTTGGTAGTCCTCTGTCCCATCTTCAGAAGATACAAAAAGAGTCTTAACGTCAGAAGCGGCCAAAATCAAAGCTTCACGTGTTAGCCACTGTGTTTTACCGGCACCACCCATCGCAACAACCGCAGAAGTACAACCAACAGGGAAACGGTCGCCGATCATCTTGCGCTTTTCTGGTTTCCTATTTAAAAAATTGAGGTCTAATGTTGTGAGTCGTGATGTTGATTTTTCATCTGTTTCTAATTCCTGGCCGATGTCGGGTCTAGTCAATCCCCACTCTTTTATAACAGTGCGAAACGTTATTTTTTTATCCGCTCCGCTTTTTTCAAAAGAGCGCCATTTGTTTCTAATCTCTTCGAAGTCATAGTTTTCACACTGTTTCGACCAATCGCAAAAAAGCTTAAATCCCCACTTTTTGCCCTCGCTCTGATGGTGAATAGCCATGCCTACGTTTAACCACTCATTGTAGGGGCTATCGATAGGCTCTAACTGCTCCATGACCGCGCTTACGACCTGCTCTTTGGACCAATCTATTATCTGAGCGTCGATCATGTCGTCAAAACTCAAAAGATCAAAATCAGATTTAGTGTCGACTTTACCGCTCATCAATTTTTTAATTGCGCTATGTGGTAATGTTGGTAACTTAGAAACATCCCCTAATTTCGCAAGAATATCGCCTTGGTAACCTTCACCAGTACAAACCCAACCGCGACCAGCGCAACGAGAATCAAAGCCTGGTATTTTAAAAAGCTCATCGCCTTGACGCATTTGATTAACTTGCTCACAGTAAAAAGCAAAATGCTGACCACCTCGGACAGTGCTTTGTAAAAAAGCCGCATCCCAATCGATTGCAGCACCTAGCGCTTTTTCGACATCAGTTTTTTTGACACCTTTATAGATATCTAAATCAATGACAAAAACATTCGCTGGAATAACAACGCCGATATTTTTTGCAGCGTCTATAACTTCCTCTGGCCATATTTTTGTCTTCCAACAATGTTTAGCTGGTGGTAGTTTTTTAGTCTTTCCGTTAATAGTGGTTATGTTGACGGGAAAACGAATTAAAGCCATAATATGAACACTCCTGTTTGAATTTCGAGCCGTTCCCCACGAACGGCTTTTTTGTTTGTATCATTTATAAAAGCACATCGCCGGTAACATCGGCTAATAATTCAGAATCAATCATCGTTTTGCGATCGATTCCAAACAAATACTCACACTCAATAGCTCGATCCACTGGCATAAAGCCACGGTCACACCACTTTTTGACTGCCGCATAAGTAACGCCTAAATGATTAGCTAAATGGGGCTTAGCATGAGCTGGTCCGCCCGCTTGTTCTGCCATCAATTCAAGTAATTCCTGCATTTTGTAAACCTCCAGGTAAAATTTATGTTGCATATCGTTTGGAGCTGTTATAAATTTATACCTGTCGGTTACATAAATCAACGAAAACATTAAGGGGCAGTTAACAATGGGCGAACACGCTAAGATTTTTCCACCATCTGCTAGCGCATCATGGATGAAGTGCCCCGCTTACGTCCCTGGAAGCGGCTCTAGCACACACGCTGAGTTCGGCACCCTGTGCCATGACTACGCTGAAAAAGTGCTTAGGGGTGAAGCTAAGCTGTCTCTGATACCTGATGCTGTGCGGTTGGTCATAACTGAGTATATAGAGCACTGCGAAGAAACTATGACCTGGGCTGATAACTACGTCATAGAGGGACGTTTTGACATCCCAGCGACCGGCGAATTCGGAACATGCGATTTTGCAGCGCTCTACCCTGCCGACTGGGGCGATACGGAAGTTCTGGAAGTGACCGACTTAAAAACAGGATCGAGTCACGTCAAAGCAGATAACCCACAAATGAGGCTTTACGCTTTGGGCGCTGTGCATCATTTCCAAGTGAGCGACCCAAACACCAAGATTTTATTAACCATCGTTCAGCGCAAGCACAAGCGCACCCAAGAGCTAACGCTAGCTGAACTGAACGAATGGGAAAAAACCGAATTGTCACCCGCTGTGACAAGACGTTTGGGGGTTTTACAGCTCCCAATCGAGCGACAATACCCACTGATGCAATGGGGTTACGGCACGTGTTTCTGGTGTGAGAATAACCGCACGTGCTTAGGCCCCAACTATGACGCATTAGAGGACTTTTAAATGAAAACCAGAAAAAACAACCATTCGCGGTTTTTGAATTCCCGCGAATTAACTAAACGAGCAAAGGTGACCACACAATGGCTAAAGTGATGCTTAAAAACGTACGTCTATCATTCCCTGACCTTTTCCAACCGAAATCATTTGACGGTCAGACAGACCCCAAGTATGGGGCTAGTTTTCTAATAGAAAAAGAAGGTGAAAATTACGACAAAATCATTAACGCAATGAAAACAGTCGCTTCCGAAAAATGGGGTAAAGCGGCGGATAAAGCCTACGCGCAATTGACCAAAAGCGGCAAAGTTTTCTTGAGCGATGGTGACGATAAAGACTACGACGGCTACAAAGATATGTATGTTGTCGGTTCGCGTAGTCACAATCGCCCTCTTGTTATCGACAAAGACAAGACCGTCTTAGATAGCACTGATGGTAAGCCTTATTCAGGCTGTTACGTGAACGCTTCGATCGAAGTATGGGCGCAAGATAATAAATGGGGTAAGCGTATCAACGCTCAATTACGAGGCGTTCAGTTCTTCGCTGACGGTGAGCCCTTCTCTGGCGGCGGTTCGGCAAGTGCTGACGAGTTTGAAGCGTTCGCAGAAGATGACGACGATTTCGACAGTTTCTAAAACCAACTAATTAAAAGGTACAGCGATATGACGATTTGGGTGTTCGACAGCGAAGTTTACAAAAATTTCTACATGGTTGCGTTTATGAGCACATCAAAAGTTGTGAAAAGCTTTCGAGCGCCCTTTTCGTCACAACAAATCAAAGAAATAAAAGCTATTTTAAAGAACGACACTGTAGTTGGATTTAACAGCATGAATTACGACTTGCCGCTATTATCGTTAGCTCTAAATAATGCGAGTGAGGCTAAAATTAAAAAGCGCTCTGACGAAATAATCCAAAACAATCTAAGATTCTGGCAAGGTGGCGAGCTTCCAGAATGCAAAGATCATATAGACCTGATTGAAGTGGCTTTTGGCAAAGCGTCTTTAAAAATCTATGGTGGCAGGCTAAACAGCAAAAGAATGCAAAGCCTACCTATACATTTTGACAAGGTTTTGACGGAAGAAGAAAAAGACCTAATAGAAGACTATTGCATCAATGATCTGAACGTAACAGGTTTGCTATGTAAAAACCTATCGCAACAGCTAAAAATACGACAGCAAATGAGCAAGGACTATAAAATAAATCTAATGAGCAAATCAGATGCTCAAATTGCCGAAGCTGTTATCAAGTCGAAAATTCCAAACGCCGAAAAGCGCATTGTCGAACCTGGCCACGCTTTCAAATACAAGCCGCCTAAATGGCTATCGTTCATCACTCCAGAGCTTAAAGATATATTTCAAAAAATATGTGAAACGGAATTCGTAATTCAAGACAGCGGAAAAGTTAAACTTCCCTATTTCGCCAAAAAGACGGTAATTAAGAAAAAAGAGGCTGTCGAGATAGAGTGTAATGAGGTCGCAATAGCGGGGAAACCCTATAAATTAGGCATAGGCGGCCTACACTCGATGGAAAAGAAAACCTACAGAACAGAAGACGCTGAGACTGTAATTAGTGACCATGACGTGGCATCGTATTACCCGAGCATAATATTAAATGAGAAATTATGCCCTGAGCATTTAAGCGATAATTTTTTAGACGTGTATAAAACTATTGTTGACGATCGTTTGAAAGCCAAGGCCAGCGGAGATAAGGTGACAGCTGACACTTTAAAAATCGTAATTAATGGGAGCTTTGGTAAATTTGGAAGCAAATGGTCTGTCCTGTTCGCACCTGAAATGCTTATTCAAGTGACTCTAACCGGCCAATTAGCGCTGTTGATGCTGATTGACAAAATGGAACAGCAAAAAATACCTGTTATTTCTGCCAACACTGATGGCATTGTCCTAGCCTGCCCCGCTGACCGCGTGGGCTTACGCGATAAGGTTATAAGATGGTGGGAAAGTAAAACAGGATTTATAACAGAAGAGACTAAATACAAAGGGTTATATAGTCGTGATGTTAACAATTATTTAGCTGTAAAGCCTGATGGTAGCTATAAGGGTAAGGGTATATTCGCTAAGCCATCAATGAGTAAGAACACACAATACCCTATAGTGTACAAAGCGGCGGCTAATTACCTGGCCAACGGTGAGCCTATAGAGTCGACCATTAGAAACTGCTCTGAACCTAGCATGTTTTGCGCTATCCGCACTGTTAAAGGTGGTGCGCTAGATGCTCAAGGCAACGAGCTTGGTACGGCAATACGCTGGTATTACAGCACAGAATCAGAAGCGCCGATCACGTATCAAGTCAACGGCAATAAAGTGCCGCAAACTGATGGTGCCCTACCTATGATGGAATTGTTAGACCAGTTGCCACCGGACATCGATTATAACTGGTATATAGACACAGCTAAGGGGGTTTTACATGACGTTGGAATCGAGTATTGAAAATTACTTAGTGAAAAGAGCCAAAGAAGAATGGTTGTTTTTGCGCAAGGTGTGTTGGATTGGTAGACGTTACGCGCCAGATAGATTGTTAAATAACGTTTACATCGAGCTAAAACGACCAGGCGAAAAGCCATGTGCTGGTCAGTTACGAGAACACGAACGAATGAGAAAAGCGGGAAACCGTGTAGAAGTTATCGATAGTAAGGAAGGAATTGACCGACTAATCAACGAAATAACCAAGGGGTGAGTCATGCCTGGTTTTGTTTATTTGCTTACTAACGATAGTTTAGAGGGGATGGTAAAACCAGGAATAACAACAAAAAGCCCTTTAGATAGGGCCAAACAGCTTCGACGCACTGGGGTGCCAACCCCTTTCACCCTTGAGTGGGCGTTCTGGTTTCAAAATCCCGAACAAATCGAAAGAGAATTTCACAACTATTTTGCAGATTACCGTGTGGCTATTGATAGAGAGTTTTTCGAAATGGAATTAGCAGACGCTATTGAATACCTAAACAATAAAATATATGACGATACTGGTAACGTTGAATCGATAGACGCAATTTTGACAATGCGCCACGACATCGAGAAAGCAATAACCAAAGCGGCTGCCCGTGGCGTTTGCGTTACAAGTATGTATTTTTTCATGAGTTTGATATTAAACAACATGCTAAACGGAGCTAAAGATGAAATATAACATTAAGGCTATTGAAACTAAATACGACGGGGTTTTGTTTAGGTCTAGACTTGAGGCAAGATGGGCGGCCTTTTTCAACTTATGTAATATTCCTTGGGAATATGAACCTTACGACTTTGACGGATGGATTCCAGATTTTGTTATAAAAGGTGTGGAGAGGGATATTTTTTGCGAAGTAAAACCTACAGACAAGTATCTACCTGAAGTAGCAGACAAGATGATGCAAGCAATGTACAGAGCGTACCCTTATGAAGAGTATGCAAAAGGTAAAAAGAAAAGTTATGTAAACCAAGACCCAATGGAATGTTGGAAATGTATCATTGCTGAGGACTTATTGCTGTTGGGGAATGGGCCTTTCTTAGATCCTGAGATTAGCGATTACCCACAGTTAGGGTGGCACCCCGAGCAATTCTGGTTCACAGCTGACTTTAGCCCTGTTAATTTCTTAGATGGAAATAAGCCGGCGGTTTTAGGTTCTGTAGAGGGAGCTTGGTACTGTTTAATAAACGGTTATTCTGGGAAAGATTTTTTAAAAGCCCTAGATGCGCATTGTCTACCTAGGGGCGAAATAGCTTTAAAAGCTAATGAAATTTGGAAAAAGGCACATGCTGAGGTTAGGTATAACCCAAGAAAGAGGGCTTTTAGATGAACTATAAACCCTACGAGTACCAGAAACTGATTATCGACATGATAAAAGAAAAAAGGCGCTGCAATATTTGGGCGGGAATGGGTATGGGCAAAACGTCATCCACTGCTACGGCTATACATGAGCTGAACGCCTACCCTGCCCTAGTTGTTGCGCCTAAGCGTGTGGCGTTAAGCACCTGGCCTGCTGAGTATGAAAAGTGGGACCATTTAAAAAATGTTAAAGTCGCGCCGGTCATCGGAACACCTCGGCAGCGGTCTGATGCCCTACTATCTAAAGCTGAGGTCTTTACAATTAACTATGAGAATTTGCCTTGGTTGTATGAGCAGGGTGTAAAATTTAAAACGATAGTCGCTGACGAATCCACACGCTTAAAATCATTTCGCACACGTAGAAAGGCTTCGAAGAAAACCGGCAAGCTAACTGTAAAACCATCTTACGCATTGGCAAAAATGACCTGCCAAGCCACACGACACATTAACCTTACAGGTACGCCCTCCCCTCTCGGCCTAACTGACCTGTGGGGGCCGCAATGGTTCATCGACCAGGGTGAGCGCTTAGGTAAATCGTTCAAAGCGTTCACTGATCGATGGTTTCGCGCTGAGCAAGTTGGCGCAAGTCGTTTTGCAGTTAAGCACACACCCTGGCCCAATGCTGAGCAAGAGATAACGGAAGCCTTGCAAGATGTATCTATAAGCATAATGCCGGCGGATTACTTGCCAATCGGCGAACCGATTTACAAAACGCTACACGCTCAAATGCCCGCAAAAGCTTGGAAGCTATATAACCAAATGGAAAAGGATCTGTTTTTTGATATTGGATCGAAAGAGATCGAAGCGCCGAGCACAGCAGCCAAGCTTACCAAGTGTCTGCAAATCGCCTCGGGCTTTGTGTATGACGAATTCAAAAGCCCTATTGATCTGCATGATGGCAAAATCGACGTGTTGAAAAGTGTTGTTGAAGAAGCCAACGGCGCGCCAATTCTAGTGAGCTACTGGTGGCAACATGATTTAAACAAAATACTAAGGGCTTTTCCACAAGCTGTCGCCCTTGGCGATGACCCGTCGATTATCAAAAAGTGGAACGCTGGCAAAATCCCAATGTTAGTTGCTCACCCTGCTAGCTGTGGCCATGGTCTTAATTTGCAGGACGGTGGAAACATCCTTGTGTTTTATTCTGACTGGTACAACCTCGAAGCTCATCAACAAATCATTGAACGCATAGGTCCAACGAGACAATTCCAAAGCGGACACAACCGCCCTACTTTCGTTTACAGCATCGTGACGGAAGGTACTGTGGACGAAGAAATAGCAGTAAGCCATCAAAGAAAAGCTACATTACAAGACTTGCTAATTAATAGGATGAAAAAACATGGATAACGTGAACCAACCTAAGCACTACAACAGTCACCCTTCTGGCGTTTCCTGCGTCGAGGTGTCCGAGCATTTTAATTTTAATTTAGGGAACGTAATAAAATACGTTTGGAGAGCTGGTTTGAAGTCAGACGATCCCGTCGAAGACTTACAAAAAGCGGAATGGTATATCAAACGTGAGTTGTTACGTCTAAATAGTCTATAGCGTTAACTTGAATATTAAACCGTTTGGTTTAATATTTATATTACCAACCAACCAAACACAAGGAGAGACAATATGGACGACAAGACACGAATGCGACACATACAAGTGCTTAATAAAGACATGGAAAGGACCCGTAAGCATCTTCAACGATGCAAGCTGCGAAAACAAGAAAAAACATTAAGCAACTCAATGTTTATTTTAATCTTGATAGCAATTTTAACTCTTGTTCTGATGATCCAAGAAGTAACCGCATCTCCTCTCGGCGGCTGGGATACCTTCCCCGGCCCTGTGGCTGAGCCTGTGGATTGCAGACCAACACATGATACGAGGTGCGCGTGATGTCAATTTGTAGAAACTGCGGTCAAGACGACCGCTATCCTAGCGGCACGTGCCGACCTTGCACAGTTAAGCGAAACAAAGCAAGGGAGGCAAACGGAATAAAGAACATCGCTGAGCATAGGGCAAAGAAATTGGCACAGGTAAATAATAGAGCGTTTGCATTGTGGGGGCTACATCATGCGAGTTGAAATAAGACACGGCGCACCGCGTCATGGTATCGACCACACTGAGCAAGCGATAGTAATCATTAAGCCACTTTTTAAAAACGAGGTTAGGCGATTAGCAATACATAGATGGGGTCAGGGCTGGCATTGGCAAGATAACAATAAGGAATGCCCCCCTAAAATTCAAAGAGCACTAAATCAATGAGGCCCCCAAAACTAACCGATCATGACCTAGCTCTGGCGATGGAATTAAGAACTGAGGGGTGTGGCTGGAAAGTAATCGCTAGGGGTTTAGGTTGTGATTGGGATCATTTGAGGCAAGAAGTAAAGCGAGCGAAAACGCGCGGGTTTCGGAAGTCCCGCGCAGAAATTTACGAAAACAGAGGACGTTGAGACATGGACAAAGCATTTTTAGGTGTCATTGCAATATCAGTCACGGACGCGATTCAGGACAAATATCCTGAAGTTAATCGTGATGTTGTAGAAACGATAGCATATAACACCATCTCTAAACTGTGGGACACGAACACGCCGCTTTATATGTACGCTCACGAATTAGCGGCAGACATAGCACCGCGCTATCACCTTAGTTTCGTGGAAACAAAAAAGGTGCTCAAAAATCTAAATTTTTCGCTTTAAGGGAGGGCCAAAAAATGGATTTAAACAATTGCAAACAGTTTTATCTAGACAACCCCTTTGCGGCGTTGTTCGTCATAGCTGACTTGTTGGGAAACTTAGCGTGCGTCTGGATGTTCTCAGATTTTAATTCTTGGCAGGGTTGGATGTTTTCAATTAGTGGTTTGGCCATCGCCGCCGCAATTGCTCTTGCCCTACCTCTTGTTGGTAGTTTTGCGCCCATCTCAAAAGTAGTTCTAGTGTGTTGGATAGGTTTTACAATTGCGAGTTTTAGTCTGTCGTTTGTAACTAGCTGGGGCAGAATGGAATACGCAAAATATAGTGCAGACAAAAGCACCCTGCTCCATCAATCTCTAAGTGCCGACATTAACACTCTCAACGACGCTGGCTATCGAGAATGGTGTAAGACAGCAAAAAGCGCTGACTGTAATCAGTTGCAGCTAACGCAACAGTCCAAAGCTGCTCGCGCTGAGTTAGACGATCACAATTTTAAATGGAGCCCGCACCAAATGGAATTCCAAGGCTTCAAATTTGGTCAGTATATTGTTATCGGCTTGGTATTTTTGCTATCACTCGGCGGTGCAATTGGCAGTAGCATTATGGGATATATTGCGGGTTTACGGACTAATGCGGCATCAAGTGCGGGGTCGAGAGATGATGTAAAAAAGCCCGAACTCAGGGGTGTGGGGTAGATTTCGTTCCAGAGCCCGAAATACCAGGGCTGGAACGAAATGAGGAACCTGTTTTAGGGCCTCAGGAACGAAAAATCCAAAAGGTATTTGGTGATGTAGTTGACCAAGTTGATGTAAAAAACGGCACTGTTAAGTTGTTCAAAGGCGGTAAGCGGGTCAGTAAATTGGCCCTTAGCAATGCGGCAAAAGTACGAAAGCAGGTTGTAACGGATTATCTACGGAAGGTTTACGCAAACTAAGGAGCTATCAAAATGATTGAATATTTTATTTTAACGTTATTTTTGTGTCCACCAGACGTAACAAAGTGCCCACACTCTGAATTGATACCGGCCAAAACTATAACTTTCGAAGTGTTCTCAGATTGTGATGGTGTAGGTCAAGCACTGGTAGACAACAATGAATATGACGATCACGCTTGCAGGAGACACGAAAAATGAAAACTATATTTATAATAATGGCCGCGTTCACTGGTTTACTGTTGGTTTTCATGGGATCGCAAGATTATGAAGGTGGCAAGCATCGAGTAACACAAGATCAAATACAACAATTCGAATCTAGATACCCCTGCGGTTTTCCTACCACGCCAGGGTTAAAATCAAGAAACTTACCGGAGGGCTGCTAACATGGAGATTTTCATTGTGATCATGTGTGTTGGCGTTTTGGTATCAGCATGTTTTTTAATGTCGAGGGGAGATGACTAATGTTTTTTAATAAGCGTGAAAAGGGTATGGGTAGCAAAGAACTAGCGCGAATTTCAAGGGCCGTGACTATTAGCGAGATGATACCGGCGTCGATCGATTTCAAAACACGTAAGTCAATAGTAAGAAAATTTGAGGGCCGAACGCTGCAAGACTCGAAAGAAGATCTACACGAAGAGATACGAAGTCATGGCGTCGAGCCGATCAACATCGACATACCAACAGTTAAATACGCGATGGGGGTACACGACAATGGGTCTGATTAGTTATAACGGATTGG